GGTGGCTAAGTCAATCTCGTCGGGAGTACGCTCGAAGTTGTCTGGGACGGGCTCACGATAATCGGGGTCTGTAAACCACGGAATAAACACCGGCACGTACCCATTAGTACCATCAACAGCACCCTTCCAGAGGTCATAAAAGATGCCACTGATACCATTGGCTGTGCTCTCCACAAAGATAGCCGTGCCCGCTGTGTTGGGCACCGCTTGCGTAAGACCATTCCAATTTTCCAAGGCCGTAGACTTCTGCCAGAAGGCAAGCTCAGATGCGTGGACATGGGTCAAGGTCTCACCCCGACCAATGCTCTCCCCGCCCGCTGTAGCGACAACAAAGGAGCTGTCGAGCACGTCGAAGCTCAGTTCGCGTCGGGAGCTATACTTGGTGTGGGGCTTTAGTATCTCAGGACAGTTCTCATGATACCTCTTGGTCATATCGAAGAGGGCGCGGGTGCTGTCCGAATGGTGCGTGATGACCATTGCTTTGCTGGCGTTTCGCTGGCTGACGCTGAAGTACAAGTAACCGCCTGTGTAAGTGCTGAGACCCTGCTGTCGGGCCTTCAGTATAATAATGCGGACCTTGCCTTCAGACGCCATCTGTTGCTCGACAGCATCGTTTAAAATGGTCTGAGCGTTGTTCAGTTTTAACGGGGCAATCTCGCCCGCCTTGGTGCGGATCTTTAGTGCTGACTGAGCATAGAAGCTGTAGTCATTCAGCAGGCGTTTCCTCACTGCTACCAATTTTGGGTCTAATGTCATCGTTGCTCTCTTCTAGCTGTAGCTGCTCGTCATCCTGTGGCCCATCGTGCTCGATGAGTAGCGATGACAAGAAGCTCTCAGCTTTGCCGACAGTGACCTCTACGCTGGCCGCTGGCTTCGATCTTGTGAAGTCTAAGACCAGACGTGCAGCCGTAAGCTTGTCGCGGTTCTGGGCGGGCTCACGCATGATGGCGACAGCAGCTTGCAAGGCCTCCTTGCCGAAGTCATCAACGTCGAATTGTTCGCTCATAATAGCCACTATTCTCTCTGCTTCTTTGCGGGCCTTTTCTCTGATAGGCACTAGCTGTTCTGCCGTGTAGCCATCGACTACACCGACCGGCCTGCCTGAGTTCTTCTTAGGCTTGTTTGACCATTGCTTTCTTAGTGCGCGGCCCTCTGGCGTTTTCATCAGATTGCTGAAGTAATGGTTCTTTTTCGGAGTGGACTTCTTTGGATACTTTAGGTCGTCTTTTGCCGCCTTGGCTCGGGGTTTCTTGGGTGCGCCCATTGGCTAGCTCCTGTCTAACGATCCTAAGTGATTGCTGTGCCGCTCCACATAATTGATCAGGTGGCAACGAAGCCTCCATCTCTTTGTAGATCGACAACTTGTCGGGGCCTGACAGGGACGCTCCGCGCAACCACTCTAGCTGCTTGAGGATGTCAACGAAATCGAGTGCGGTAATACGCATAAGGGTGCTCTCCTTGTTAGCTTACAAAGTAATCCCAATGAGGTGTTTTTAAGAAGGGGGTTTGGGATTGTTACGCGGCTTGCTGTGGTGACAACGCACCGGCTTGGGGTGACAATGCGCCCGCAGGCATTTGCTGGCGTTGCTTCTCTTCTTCCTCTTCCTCGGCGCGTCCGTTGAGCATCATGGCTAGTACGACGGCGACTATGGTTGCGAAGGGGTAGGCGTGGAGCTTCAAGTCTGGGTTGCCCGAGGCGTTGAGGTTCTCTTTGACCAGTTGTGAGGTGGTTGGTGCAACGGCTTTTGCCAGACGGGGGTTTACAAAGTACAAGAGCACGGGATCGACAGCCCGCTCGTCTGCTTGGTTTATATAGTCCAAGAAACGATTGACGCGGGGCGTCTGTGTAGGGTCGTCTTTGCGGGCCTGTAGTGCCGCCATGATCCGACGAACAGGTCGTCTTTGTTTGGGGTTATTCTCAACGTAAAGATCAATGTTCTTTTGGATATTGTCGATCTCTTTGTAGACGCGCTTGCGGACACTGTCGCTGTATTCTGAGTTGTCTTGCATCATGCGCTCAATGACGCTTTCAAAGCCGCTGTCTTTAGCCACTGCGTGACCAAGCTCATGCAAAACAGTGGTCAGTGCATAGAGGTCGTTGACGTCACCAAGCGTCTCAGCTTGAGCACCAGCGTTCATGCCCCATACAGTGCGACCTATATCGGAGTAAGCACCTCTGATGCCTCTAGCATTCTCTGTCAGTGGGCGGCCCATGTCGTCAAACATCTCTTGCTGACTGTCGAAAAGACGAACACTGACGTTAAGAGCTTTACTAAGTTGCAAAGCGGCATCGATGTCTTGGATGCCGTCAGCGTACTTTGTACCGGCCTTGCCAATCTCAAATGCAGGGCGAACAAAGGGAAGCTGTGCCTTCACCTGATCGGGTGTAACAGGCTGGGAGCCGAGCATCTTGTTGACGAGCGACTTCATGTTGAATGGGGATTGCGGTTGTGGCGGCTGTGCAGGAGGGGTCGCTAGGACTCCAGTATTCCCTTGCTGGGCGAGGTCTTGGTCGAAGGATTGTCCTGCATTGGGACCGGCTGGCCCTCGTCCTCCGCGTCCATCTCCGCTAAGAGGTCCCAGTCCGTCTCTTTGCTTAATTGCTTCGACGACTTTTCGAGCAGCGTTGGCGTAATCAGGCGCATCATCGTCTTCGTATCCACGGCTCTCATTCCCTTCGGTTTGCTTTGCTGTATCATATAGGCGCTTTTCAGGATACCACAACAGGGCCTGTAGGTCACTCATAGTTAGCTGTTGATTGCTGTTTTGCCGTATGGCTGGCTCGTCCTGTAGGCGTCCAAGAGCGCGGGTGAATACCTCACGGATAAAATCACGCTCTGCGGCACCTTTTGGAGCTTCCTGTTGCCCGTCTAAGTAGCCCGACAGGCCATTGCCCGATTTGCGTATCTCAGGGCTTAAAAGGTTAAGCACCTCGCGCCACGCTGGGTCCATAGACAGCTTGGCTGTAGCCTGTGCAAAAGCGTTCAACTGCGCGACAGACATATTGGGTTTTATAGTTACAGGCGCTTTAGAATAAAGCTTGCGAAGCACCCGACGCTCGGCATTTGACAGGCCATTGATCAGGTCTTTTATCTCGCCACGTTTCTTCTTTTCCATAGCAGGGTTTGGTACAACCAAAGTACCGCGCCAACGACCAACAGTCCGCATAAGCCAGCGGTCCATAGTGAGAGCGTCGAAGTTGCCATATAGGTTGCTAAAAAAGCCGTTGCCGATCTTTGGCCCAAGGATAGAGGCACCGCGAACAAGGGTGCCCTTGCCTTCGCCGGTGACATCAACTTTGTATTCTTTTTCTATTGTACGAACAGGAACTTGTGAGTTCATAAAGTCCGCAAGCTGTACATGGTCGCCGCCAAACTTGTCGAGCATCGTGTGGTACATTTTCAGACCACTGTTTATACCCTTGGCAGCGGTACCGATGCCTGCTTTGTCTGGGAAGCGACCTGTGCGCTGCAAAGTCTCATAGACCTGTGCGGCCAGTTCAAAGTTCTTGTCCACCTTGAGGCCGTTTGACGTCACAGCCAATGCCCAGACAAACTGGAGCTTGTTCTTTGGGCTTGTAAGCACTTCGGGGTAAACTTCGCCCAATGTCTCTATTGCTTCGGTAACGGTGCGATCATACCAACCAATGGCGTTCTGGTTGTCTTTGATTGCTTCCAAGGCGTCCGCGTAAACAAAGTCAGCCAGACGGTCAATGTTCTCTGGGTTCACCTGTGTCAGATCGATGCCTGCGCTCTTCTGCGATGCCAGTGATTTGGCTTGCAGGTCCAGCTTGAAATCGCGGCCCTTAGTGTAAACCTTACGGCGGGCGAAATCAAAAGAACGGGCAAGGCTATTCTCTAGTGGGGTGCCGCTAACTTCGCCAGTTGGGACGTTGTCAGTCAATGCAGGCTTCGATGCGTCGAAGTCCTCGTCAAACGCCAGATCAGTGCCGCCGGTGCTTGTCGGGGGCTGCTGACGACGACCACTGCGGGCTTGCTGTCTTAACACACGCTCGACGTAAGGCATGATGTGTCGATTGATGAGGCTTTCGCTGATGCCGTCTGACTTGAGCTTGCTGACGACATCCATAGCCGCCACTGCGGGGTCACTGCCAAGGTTATACTCAAGCGTATCCAAAGCTGTCAGCAGTCTCCCGCGCTCGGCAGGTGTCAGGCTTGTGTTTGCTTTGAGGCCCTGACGCAGTTTCTCTAACTGAGCGCGGTTGTCATCGATCCCTGACTGCTCGGCTGGACTGCGGCCCTGTGGCTGCTGTTGTTGGGCGGTGCCTGCTGATGACTGGGCCGTAGAGGGGCCGAAGCCTGCGAGGCGGCGTTGTGTGCTGGCGTCGTTGCCGTCAGGGTCGTTTACGCGAAGTGAGTCCAGACGGGCGTCTGTGCTTAACACCCCGTTTAAAGCCCCGATCCACTCATTAATCCCATCAATGTCGTTATATTCGCCCGCAAGGTTCCGCCGCGTTTCATCAATCCACAGAGGCACCGCAGGCCTGTCGCTGTAGTGCTGCTCGATGTGAGCAAGGAGTGCTTCCAAGCCCGCTCGGTTTAGTCCTGTTCCAAGGTATAATGTGCCAAGCGGTGATCCATCAAACTGAGTACCATCAAACTTGTTGAAAGCGTCAGTGTTTTGTTGCTTGCGTATCCTAGAGTTCTCAGCCTCTTGCTCTTCCTGCCGCTCGGCTTGCTGTGCCTGTGCGATCAAAGACGGCCCTGTGGGTCTACCTAGACCGTCGTTGCCTTCGTTAAGCTTGACGAAACGCTCGACCAGTTTGCGACGGGTGCCACCCTTGCCACCCAGAACTTTGTCGATGGCCTGACCGCCGAGGACGATAGCGGCCTGCGGTATAAGACTTTGACCGCCGGTGGACAGCAAAGGTAAACCGCCGACCACCACGTTGCCAACTCGGGTAGGGTCATAGGACTGACCACCTGTCATAAGCGGATTAAAGAGGTCGGTGAACTTGGAAACGCCACCCTTCATGCCGTCTTTGAATAGGTCGGTGACAATATTGGACTTCTGAAGCTCTTGCAGAAGGGTGTCGCCCTCGGGAGTACCAGCAACAAGACGCTTGACGGCGTCGAACTGGTCTGTGGTGACCTTGGCTGAAACCTTGCGCTTGGCTGCTGTAATACCAGATTTAGCGGGCACGTAGTCTTGCAACAGCTGCTCAAGAGACTGCGCTTGCTTCGGGTTCAGTTGCGGCTTGAGAAAAGAAACAAGCTCTACAATGCCAGTGACTTGCCCGCGCCGGTAATCTTCCAAAGCCTGCTTTGCGCCATAGCCAGAGGTAGGATCAATGTCGCCGAGGTTATATTCGTTGTCTTCTGCTGTCTTTCTGAGGCTCCTCGCAACATCGGCAGCGGCGGCACGTTGGGCAATCTGCAGATCAGTTGGATTGCGCGGGCTTCCGTCGCGGTTAAACACGTTGGAGCCCATGACACTGCCCATACCGAAGCCTGCAGCGGCACCTTGGACGGCAGACGATCCGACTTCGTCACTAATGGGGTCGCCGGTACCAATGTTAGTAAACGCCTGCTCTTGCGCGGACTGAAGAAACTCTTCGCCCATTTCTACGCCACCGCCGATTGCAGCGCCCTTGGGGGAGAGACTTCGCGTTGCAGCACCTGTGCCACCACCGGCAACTAGAGTGTCCGCGTCCGCGCCACCTAGCTTTGTGTTTACCTTAGCGCCCATGCGGCCAATGACGGCAGTCAGCACACCGGCTGGCAAAGCAGCGAGGCGGTCAGGGGTGTATCCTTCGATGCCTTCAGCTTCCAGTTGGGCAATGATGTCGCCAGTCACAGCGCCTGCGGCTATGCTGCCCTCGCCTATAGCACCGGCGGTTGCGCCAGCGGTGGACGGGGCCAGCTTGGCAACGCCGCGACCAATGATACCGCCGCCAACGAGGTAGGGCAGGGCTTGGCTGGTGAGCATGAGGGCTTGGCTTGGGTTCTTCATAATGAACTCAGCCGCTGCGCCACCTTGAGACTTCATGTTGTCAATGTGGTCGCTGATCGTGGCGTCTGGGCCAAGTTGTATCGCTGATTTAGCAACAGCATCGGCCATGTCGGTGTTCATGTTCTGCTGGTAGTCGGACAACAAAGCTTTATCGACAAACTCACCGGCATTCATAAGGCTTTTAGCGATAGGGTCGGCAACTTTGTTTAGGACAGGCACCTGTGAGCCGATAGACGCCATAGCTCCTGCCGCTTTAGGAATGGCTCCCGCAAAAGATGCACCGACGTCGGCAATGGCGCGGGGAAAGCTGCGTTCATCTTGTTGGGGTTGGGCGGCTGCGGGCTGCTGTTGCCCGCCTTGTTGTGCCATCATTTGCTCTATGGCTGCATACGCGGCCTCGGGGTCAGCCACGCCTTCGACCTTGAACTTGCGCCCATCGGGCAGTTCAACTTGGAAATTAGCCATGTAGGGTAGTCCTATTAATCAGCGATGGGGGTAATTGTTGCGCCACCTACTTGGACAGTGCCGCTGCTCGGGTAAGAAGACGTGAACTGCATTGCAGAACCTGTCCCGCTACGAATACCGAGCATTGTGGTCCTGCGGTTTTCGCGTTTCTGGGCAATTTCAGCCTCTCCATCCCCGAAGACAGGGAAATACTGGATATTGGCGTTCTCAAATTCAGCATCACTGATGACAGCACCAGATTCACGGCGCAAAACAGCGTTTACAAAGTTGCGACGTGCTTGATCGTATTGACGGTATTCTGCCCCGACAAACTTATTACCAAAAAGCGGCACCTTAGACCCGACAGTCTTCCAGAAATCAGTGCCTTGCTCTTCTAATTTACCCAGTACACGCTCGGCATCGACGCCTCGATTGTAGAACCCAAAGTTCTTACCTTGGTAGTCTTTAATATCACCCATGCCCTTGTTCTTAGACGCAGCCAACGCAGCAACACGCGCAGCATGTGCCTGCCTGCGCTCTTCCTCGATCTTAAAGGTGCCCATCTCGGCTTGGCGGTTGGCTTGGTTGACGTCGTTGTACGCGCCGGTCATTGCGCCCATTTGAGCGAGAGGACCTTGTGCCCCTGCGGCCAAACCTGCCATGCCCATACGCATCATGCGCTCACCGAGGCCAATCTGCATATCTGGGAGACCTGAGCCTCTCGCGTTGCCTGTGTAGCCGCCGGTCATGCGACGGGCTGCGTTGCCGTTGCTGGCTGTGTTGGATGTAGGCTGTCTGAGTACGGGGCCTGTGCTGCCGTTGCCGGTGGCGGGGGCGGTAGTGTCGGTGAGGGCGGCAGATTGAGACGGTGGGTCAATGTAGCTTTTGTCGTCACCAAAGAGCTGTTGTGGGGGTACTAGTGCGGGGCTGGCATCTTTTTCGTGTTCACCGACACGTAGACCGTCGATGAACTGATAAACTTCTGTTCCAGCTTGTTTGGCGTTTAAGGCTCCTGATTCCAATGGACCCATCGCCATGCGCTCTTCGGCTTTTGCG